AGTAGACTTTAAGGTTTTACGCATGGCCGTGGCATCAGGTCGCGGTATTGGCAAATCCGCCTTGGTTAGTTGGCTTGTTATCTGGATGCTATCTACCCGCATTGGCGGTAGTGTCATCGTTTCGGCTAACTCTGAGGCGCAGTTGCGCTCGATTACGTGGTCGGAAATTACCAAGTGGCTGGCAATGTCCATGAACAGCCATTGGTTTGAGATTTCTGCTACTCGCGTAACCCCGGCTAAATGGATGTCAGAACTGGTAGAGCGTGACCTGCGAAAAGGCACGCGCTATTGGTCTATTGAAGGCCGGTTGTGGTCAGAAGAGAACCCAGACGCCTACGCGGGTCTGCACAACTCTGATGGCGTCATGCTGATATTCGACGAAAGTTCTGGAGGGCTATTTCTATGAGTGCTTCAACGCGAAAAGGAACTTCTGGACGACGCAAAGCATCGACGCCCGGCAAGTCGAAGACACCGACAAAGCGGTCTACGAACAAATCATCGAAGAGTACGGTGCGGACTCCCCGCAAGCCCGAATCGAAGTGTATGGACAGTTCCCCGCCGATGGAGACGACCAGTTCATCCCTCCAAGCCTGGTGGACGAAGCGGCGTCTCGCCCTAAGTACAAGGATGAAACTGCTCCGATTGTACTGGGCGTTGATCCGGCTAGAAGTGGCAATGATTCCACGGTCATTGTCGCGCGCCAAGGACGCGATATTGTCGCGATTAAGAGATATAAAGGCGAAGATACGATGGAGATTGTCGGGCGAGTAATCGACGCAATCGAAGAGTTCCGCCCAGCGCTCGTTGTCCTTGACGAAGGTGGCCTCGGCTACGGCATCTTGGATCGCTTGAAAGAACAGCGGTACAAGGTGCGCGGCGTCAACTTTGGCTGGAAGTCGTCAAAGCCTGCGATGTGGCAGAACAAGCGTGCGGAGATGTGGGGTGATATGCGCCAGTGGTTGCGTACCGCCTCGATCCCGAACGAACGATTACTGAAGTCCGACCTCTGTAGCCCGCAGTACAAGACCAACTCCTCGGGTGCTATCGCCCTTGAAGCCAAGAAAGACATGAAGGCTAGAGGTTTGGCCTCCCCTGACGCAGCAGATGCTTTAGCGGTTACTTTCGCGTACCCTGTTGCAAGTCGGGAGTCAAGAGTTAAAATCGAGCGTAGGTTTTCAGGACGCGGCGAGATGCTCTCGTCGTGGATGGGTGCTTGAGTGGCTAAGAAGTCCGTATCGCTCTCCGTTGGTCGCGGCGAAAAGCAGCCCGTTTCTAAGGGCGCTGGCCTGACCGCCAAGGGTCGAGCGAAGTACAACCGTGCTACTGGCAGCAAACTGAAGGCTCCTGCCCCTAGCCCTAAGACTAAAGCAGACGCAGGACGCAAAAAGTCGTTCTGTGGGCGTATCAAAGGCGTTGTTGCCAAGGCCAAAGGCCCGGCAGAGCGCGCAAAGGCATCACTCAGACGCTGGAAGTGTAACTAATGGCTGCTAAAAAGGGCTTGTACGCCAACATTCACGCTAAACGGGAGCGAATTGCTGCCGGTTCTGGCGAAAAGATGCGAAAAGTGGGTGCTAAAGGCGCTCCGACTGCTAAAGCGTTCCGTCAATCGGCCAAAACGGCCAAAAAGAGGAAATAGTTATGAAGTACGGCCCTGTAGGCGTGTCACCCGGTGCCACGATTGGCGACATGATCACAAATTCGCGTATGCAGAAGCCCCGTGCGCCTGCTCCCCGCGCTCCGCGCCGGGTAAACGAGGACATGATCCGCACGACGGTTGCATTTCGTCCGACCCCGGTCGTTAAGCCGCGTGGACGGATGGGCTAATGCCCTTAGTCAAGTCGGCAAGCAAAGGTGCTTTCCGTAAGAACATCAAGGCGGAAATAAAGGCTGGCAAGCCGCAGAAGCAGGCTGTTGCCATCGCCTATTCCGTTAAGCGCCGCGCTGCGGCCAAGGGTAAGAAGGGCAAGTAATGGCTAAAGACCCGACAGGGATGAAGGGAGCGGCTCAGGTCGCTAATACGCCGCAGTCCCGCCGTGGACGCGATGCGGGGGACATCCTCTCGCAAGCGCGTACCCGTATGCAGTTGTCCCTGACGGCGTATAGCGAGTCCCGCGACAGCGAACTCGATGACCTGCGCTTTATGGCAGGCTCGCCGGACAACCGCTGGCAGTGGCCGCAGGAAGTGCTGGCTACCCGTGGTGCCGTGCAGGGTCAGACGATTAATGCGCGTCCCTGCCTGACCATCAACAAACTGCCGCAGCACGTTCGTCAGGTCACTAACGATCAGCGCCAGAACCGTCCTTCGGGCAAGGTCATCCCGGTTGATGATCAGGCCGACATTGAGGTCGCAGAAGTATTTGACGGCATCGTTCGGCACATCGAGTACATCTCGGATGCCGATGTCGCTTACGACACCGCCTGTGAGAACCAGGTCACGTATGGCGAAGGCTATATCCGCATCCTGACGGAATACTGCGACGACAATACGTTCGACCAAGACATTCGTATCGGACGTGTGCGAAACTCGTTCTCGGTCTATATGGACCCTCACATCCAAGACCCCTGTGGGTCGGATGCCGAGTGGTGTTTCATTACTGAGGACATGCCCCGTGAGGAGTTTGAGCGTCATTTTCCTGACGCCGAGCCAATCTCGTCGATCCAGCAGCGTGGTACTGGTGACGAGAATCTGGCGCAATGGATTACGGATAACTCCGTTCGGATCGCGGAATACTTCTACGCTTACTACGAAAAAGCGAAGTTAAACCTCTATCCTGGGAACCAAACGGCGTTTGCCGGGTCACCCGAAGCCAAGCAGTTGGAAATGATGGGCTTGCAGGCTGTTCGCAGCCGCGAAGTCGATATTCGCAAGATCAAGTGGATCAAGACCAACGGCTACGAGATTCTGGAAGAGCAAGAGTGGCCGGGTAAGTGGATTCCGGTCATTCGCGTAGTCGGTAACGAATACGAAGTTGAAGGCCGTATCTATATCAGCGGCCTTGTGCGTAACGCTAAAGACGCGCAGCGCATGTACAACTACTGGGTATCCCAAGAGGCGGAAATGCTCGCCTTGGCCCCCAAAGCGCCGTTTATCGGTTATGGCGGGCAGTTTGAGGGATACGAGCATCAGTGGAAGACGGCTAACACGCAGAACTGGCCGTACCTTGAGGTCAATCCTGACGTAACTGACGGCGCTGGCTCGGCAATGCCGTTGCCGCAGCGTGCTGCTCCGCCCCTTGCTCAAACGGGCTTGATTCAGGCTAAGATGGGCGCGTCGGACGATATTAAGTCCACGACGGGCTACTATGACTCTAGCCTGGGCGCCACGTCTAACGAGCGGTCGGGTAGAGCCATTCTGGCGCGTGAACGTCAGGGCGATACGGGGTCATATCACTACGTCGATAACCTTGCCCGCGCTATCCGCTACGTCACGCGTCAACTCGTGGACTTGATTCCGAAGATTTACGATACCCAGCGTATCGCCCGAATCGTCGGCATCGACGGTGAGACGGGTACGGTGCGTATCGACCCGATGCAGCAAGAGCCTGTCCGCAAGATCGTGGATCAGGCTGGCATTGTCATCGAGAAAATCTACAACCCGTCTGTCGGTAAGTACGACGTAGCGGTAACAACTGGCCCGTCCTACCTGACCAAACGTCAGGAAGCGATGGAGGCCATGTCGCAGATTTTGCAAGCCAACCCGGCTCTCTGGCAGGTGGCTGGCGACTTGTTCGTTAAGAACATGGATTGGCCGGGCGCCCAAGAGATCGCTAAACGTCTGGCTAAGACGATTGACCCCAAACTCCTTGCTGACCCGGATGAAGACCCGGCGTTGCAGGCTGCTAACCAGCAGATCGAGGTCATGGGTCAGGAAATGCAGATGATGCAGGAGATGCTCCAGCGCGTTGGTCAGTCGATGGAAGCGACCGAACTGCGTATCAAGGAGCAGGAAGCCTCGATTAAGGCTTATGACGCCGAAACCAAGCGCATTGGCACTATGCAGGCTGGTATGAGCGAGGAACAGATACAAGATATAGTGATGGGTACGATTAGCGGGATGCTCACCTCTGCTGACCTCGTAGCGCCTGTTTCACGTGAAACCGAAATGATGCCACCTGAAATGGGCATGGAGTTACCGCCGCAATGACCTGCGAAGTCTTTATCGGACGGCTGTTTCTGGCTCGGGATGTGACTCACAGCACCCACCTGAATACCCGTAACTACGCAAAACATAAGGCGCTGCAAAAGTTTTACGAGGGCATTATCCCCTTGGCGGACGATTTTGCCGAGGCGTATCAGGGTCGGCACGGCCTAATCGGCCCGATTGCGCTGGCATCTGCCCAGAAGTCAAACAACGTACTTGACTTTCTGGAAAAGGAACTTAAGGAACTTGAGGAAATGCGGTATAAAGTCGTTTCTAAAGACGACGCTACCCTGCAAAACCTGCTGGACGCGATCTTCGAGTTGTACCTGTCCACTATCTACAAATTGAAGTTTTTGGCTTGAGGTATAGACAATGGAATTACTGAATCCGCTTAACGACAGCCTGTACCCGGCCAGAACTGCGGCCTACACAGGCACCGCTGGCTCTACGGCTACTTGGGACCCAGGCCCGGAAGGCGTCGTCGTGTGGTGTACGTCTGATGCGTATGTGTCGGTTGGCGTTGGCGTTACTGCCACGACCAGCAGCACTCCGGTTCCGGCTAACACGCCGATCCCGTTTAAGGTTCCGGCTGGCTCGGGCGCTCCGTGGCGCGTGAGTGCTATCCAAGTGTCGGCAAGCGGCACTGTCTACGCAAAGCCCATTAA